ATCAGGGCCGGGGATGTGCAGGTCTCCGATGCTTGAAGATTCAACAACTGCGAACCACTGCGAGGTCTGTCATGTCACGATGGCTATCCGTGTTCCTTGCCGTCGCCGTGCTGGCGCTGGCGCCAGCCGCGCTGGCTACTCCGCGTGATGAGCCTGCGCCGTCCTTGCGCAAGCAGCTCCAGTCGCTCCAGGCCCGGGTCGCCGCCCTGGAGGCTCAACCCAATCCGGTCAACGGGCGGGACGGACGCGATGGCCTGCCTGGCGCGCCCGGAGCTCCGGGTGCCACGGGCCTACGCGGCGAGGTCGGGCCGACCGGTCCGGTCGGGCCTGCCGGGCCTCGGGGAGCCGACGGCGCTGCCGGCCGGGACGGCACGAATGGCCGGGACGGCTCGATCATCACCGGCGGCATCATCTTCTTCACGGCAGGTCGCTGCCCTGACGGCTGGACTCAGTTTCCAGGCGAATGGGCGATCTGGACCCGTGACGGCTCTGGGTCGATCAGCGCCTACGCCTGTACGACGCCCTAGCGCACGCGCATGTAGACCTTCGACATGCGGGCGCTTCCGGTCTCGGCACGGACGAGCACGTCGGCTGACCCGTTCCCGTAGGCGATGGCCTTTCGGAATAGCGGGATCGAACTATCAGCGACGCTGTAGAGCACGTTGCCAACTAGCAGCTCGATGCCTTGCCCGCGTGCACGTGCCCGCGCCGGATACAGCCGAGGGCCGTCGCCCTCGTAGTCGATCCGCTCGCAGTAACCCTGCTCGATGTGATCCGACGAGATGACGTGATGGTTGTACTCCAGACCAAAGTACGGCCCGGCATCGCCGTGGTCGATTGGCTGCACCTCGACGATCTCGTCGACTGATTCTTCCTTTGGCTTCCTGCTGAAGATTCCCACTGCGATCCCCCTTGGAGTCGATATGCCCGGTCGTGGTCCCGCGCCGAAGGCGGTGCGGTCTCGCCCTAACGACACTGCTCGCCGTCAGGCCGAGATGACCAAGGTAGCCCAGGATGGCGCCCTTCGGGGGCCTGATCTGCCGGAATATGACTGGCATCCCCGGACATTGGCCTGGTGGGAGACCTGGCGCCGCTCGCCCCTGGCGCAGGAGTTCGGCCAGACGGACTGGGACTTCCTTATCGACACGGCGTTCCTGCATTCGCAGATGTGGGCCGGTGAGGTGCGGCTGGCTGGCGAGGTGCGATTGCGGGCGGCGAAGTTCGGCGCGACGCCGGAGGACCGGCTACGGCTGAAGGTGCAGATCGACCAGGAGGCCGAGCAGGTCGCAAAGGCCCCGGTCCCGAAGGCCCGCAAGGCCAGGCTTCTGAATGTCGTCAACGCTTCGTGAGACTGACACCCTCGGCTTTCAGCTCCTCGACTGGATCGAGAACTACCTCGTCCACGGGCCGGGCGACATCGAGGGCGAGCCGATCGTCCTCGACGACGAGTTCGCCGCGTTCCTTCTAAGGGCCTACCGCGTCGGCAAGGACGGGTCGCGGGCCATCCGTCGCGCCGTCCTGTCCAGGCCGAAGGGGCGGGCGAAGTCTGAGTTTGCCGCCATGATTGGCGCTGCGGAGGCGATCGGCCCGGTACGGTTCGATCACTTCGCCGGCAAGGGCGAGGTCTCGGCCTGGGGCTACGAGTACGCGGTAGGCGAGCCGGTCGGCGTGCCCGTGAAGCGTCCCGAGGTGCTGTGCTTCGCCACCGAGCTCGGGCAGTCGGGCAACACCTACGAAGCGATTGCCTACATGCTCCACTCCGAGACATGCTCGGCTGCGTTGCGTCGGGACTATCCGCGGATCGACGTCGGGCTCACTCGCATCCTGCTCCCTGGCGGCGGAATCGTCTCGCCAGAGTCGGCTGCCGATTCCTCCAAGGACGGCGCCAAGTCGACCTACTGCGTGATGGACGAAACGCATCTCTGGGTTCATCCGAGGCTGAAGAGGATGCACCAGGTGGTGCTGCGGAACCTGCTCAAGCGCAAGGCCGCAGCAGGCTGGGCGCTAGAGACGACCACGATGTTCGCCCCTGGCGAGGGCTCGGTCGCCGAGGGCACCTTCGACTACTGGCGGCAGCAGGTCGAGGGACGCAGCAAGGATGACTCGCTGCTCTTCGACCACAAGCAGGCTTCCTCGAAGTGGGACGTGGGCAAGAAGCGCGACCGGCTGGCTGGCCTCAAGGAGGTCTACGGCCCGGCGGCTGCGTGGATGGACCTGGAGTCGATCGCTCGATCGTTCGACGATCCCCAGGTCTCGCCTGCCGAGTGGCAGCGCTACTGGTGGAACCTGCCGGTGAGCATCCAGGGCGGCTGGCTCAGCCAGAAAGCCTGGGACGAGTGCCAAGTGCCACGACCTATCCCCGACGGGGCGCGCGTGGTGCTCGCCCTTGACGGATCGTTCCGCGACGACTCGACTGCCGTGGTCGCCGTCGAGGTCGGCGAGTTCCCGCACCTGTCCGTCGTCGGACTGTGGGAGCGCCCGACCGACGACCACGACTGGCGCGTGCCGATCCTCGACGTCGAGGACGCCATCCGCACCGCCTGCCTGCGCTGGCAGGTCGTGGAGGTGATCGCCGACGCATTCCGCTGGGCTCGCACCCTGGAGGTACTCGCCGACGAGGGCATCCCGGTCGTGGAGTTCCCGCAGACTGCCGCGCGGATGAGCCCGGCCACTCAGCGGTTCACGGACTACATCAACCAGCGGCAGATGACCCACGACGGCAACCCAAGCCTCGCACGACACGTCAGCAACGCGGTGCTGACCAGTGATTCACGTGGAACCCGGATACGCAAGGAAGGCCGAATGTCGGCCAAGAAGATCGACCTTGCGGTCGCGTCCATCATGGCCCTGGAGCGGGCCTGCCACTTCACCGAGGCACCAGTCGCCCCGGTCCCACAGTTCTTCGCTTAGGAGGCGTCATGGCTACCTGGCTTCAGGCCGCGGGCCTCGCCGCCATCACCATCGGCGTCGGGTTCATCTTCTGGCCCGCTGCCCTCATCGTCGGAGGCGTCGCCCTCATCCTCGCCGGAATCTCATTGGCCGGTGAGCGCTGATGCTTGAGCGACTCTTCGAGCGGCGGGCAATCACGTTCCAGTCGCTGTTCGCGTCCGGCCAGGAGCTTCCCCGTCAGTCCCTGGCCGGCGTCACGGTCAACCAGGACACCGCGCTGCGCCTGGAAGTCTTCTACGCCTGCGTCCGGATCATTTCCGACACGATCAGCAGCCTTCCGGTCGACACGTTCGTCCGGTTCGACGGGCAGCGGCGTCCATACCGCCCGCGCCCGGCCTGGGTCGACAATCCCGAGCCAGACCAGTCGATCCCGCGCTCCGATCACCTCGGCATGGTGCTGTGCTCGCTGATGATCGACGGCAATGCGTTCGTGCGCATCATCCGCTCGCCCTCCACGCAGGAGGTCGTGGCACTCTCGGTGCTGGACCCGAATCGGGTGATCGTGCGCCGAAACCGTCAGGGCCGCATCGAGTACGTAATCGACCACGGCGCGTTCGTCGTCGCCGAAGAGGACATGCGGCACATCACGGAGCTGCGCAAGCCCGGCCATCTGCGAGGCGTCAGCCGGGTCGAGGAGTTGAAGGAGACCCTCGGCCTGACCGGCGCGCTTGAGCAGTTCGCCGCACGTTTCTTCGGGTCCGGCTCCACGACGTCGGGCGTCATCGAGGTGCCCGGCGACCTGAACGCCGAGCAGGCGGCGCGCATCCAGGACGGCTGGGAGCAGGCCCACCGGGGCCTGCGGCGCGCGCACCGTCCGAGCATCCTCGCTGGCGGCGCGAAGTTCATGAAGACCGGCGTGGACCCGAACGAAGCGCAGATGCTGGAGTCGCGCCAGTTTGCCGTCGAGTCCCTGGCGCGTGCGTTCCGCATCCCGCCGCACATGCTGCAGGTCACCAGGCCGGGTGCGATGTCCTACGCCTCCGTCGAGGAGAACGCGCGGCAGTTCGTGACCTTCACCCTGCTGCCGTACATCTCCAAGATCGAGGAGGCTTACTCGAGCCTCCTGCCTGATCGCGCCTTCCTGCGGTTCAACGTCGACGGACTGCTTCGCGGATCGCTGCAGGACCGCTATCAGGCGTACTCCATCGGTACCCAGGCCGGGTTCCTGTCGATCAACGACATCCATCGACTGGAGGACATGACCCCGGTCGATGGCGGCGACGCCTACCGCGTCCCGCTCGCGAACGTGAACCTCCAAGCCGCCGACCTGGTCGAGACCAGCAAGCGGGTCGAGATGGCGCAGCGGCTCGTCTACTGCGGCTTCGATCCGGCCTCAGTGCTGCAGGCCCTCGGGCTTCCGAGCATCGATCACACCGGCGTGCCGTCCACGCAACTGCAGGCACTGTCGACCCTCGACCCGATCAACCCGCCGAGCCTTTACGAGGTGCAGTGATGATTAGCAGCGGGCAGACGACTATCGGGACCGCGACCCCGGTGCAGATCGACGGCGCATCCGCGTCGGCCTCGATCCTGCACATCGCCAACATCGACAACACCAAGACGATGTACCTGGGCGGCGCAAACGTCACGACCAGCACCGGATTGCCGCTGTTCAAGCTCGAACGGCTGACGATTGACCTGCAGCCTGGCGAGCAACTCTTTGCGATCAGCAGCGACACCGGCCACACGGTCGCCTGGCTCCGGCAGGTGCTCTAGTGCCGTACTTCATCACGGAGTCAGCCGCCGGCTGCGACGGCTGGGCGACGATCAAGGAGGACGGCGAGGTCATCGGCTGCCATGCCACCAAGCAGGCCGCGATCGACCAGATGGTCGCCGTCAGCGTCGCCGAGGGCATGGAGCCTGGCGGCGAGCGCCTCGCTGGCGGGCCTGCTGCCGTCATCACCGACATCGACGGCACGCTGCTGGCCGGTGATCGGCCAATCCAGCGCGTCATCGACTTCGTGCTTGCGCAGCCTGGCTCGCTGTTCGTGCTGACCGCCCGGCTGGAGTCGGATCGATCGGCGACCGAGGCAGACCTCGACCGGATCGGCGTGACCTATCGGGCGCTGCTGATGAAGCCCGACGACGAGGACGACTCGACGGCTGACTTTAAGGCCGACATGGCCGAGGAACTGCTGCAGACATACGACGTGGTCATGGCCGTCGACAATGACCCGGCCAACCGGGCAGCGTTCGCCGCCCTCGGCATCGATGCCATCGACCCGGCTGACATCCAGGCCTCGCGATCCGTCGACCTGCGAGCCGAGGTGCCTGCCTACATGGCACGGGCTGCGCAGCGCGGCCTCGACCTGCGCGCCGACGGATTCGGCGGCGACGGCCTGACCGAGCAGACGATCCGCGAGGCTAGGGCCATCGCTGGCGGCCAGATGTCGGACGACAAGGTCATCCGCGCGAATGCCTGGGCCGCTCGCCATGCAGTCGACCTGCAGGCCGCACAGAACTCCGACCCAGACGATCCTCGCTGGCCTGGCGCTGGCGCAGTCGCTCACTACCTCTGGGGCATCGACCCCCTCAACCCTGATCCCGCGAGGGCCTGGCTGGCAAGGACAGCGCAGGCGATCCAGGACGGAAGGACCAAGCCGATGAGCGTCGAACAGCGATCCATCACCATCGAGGACTTCGAGCTGCGGCAGGCCGGCAACGGCATGTCCTTCAGCGGGTACGCCGCAGTCTTCGACAGCCCGAGCCAGCCGCTGCCGTTCGTGGAGACGATCGCGCCGGGCGCGTTCAAGCGCTCGCTGTCGTCCCGAAACAACGTGCGGATGCTGCTCAACCATGACACCAGCCGCGTCCTCGGGACCACGCGCGCCAAGACGCTGCGACTGGCCGAGGACAGCAAGGGCCTGCATGTCGAGGCCGACCTGCCGGAGACGACCTACGGCAGGGACCTGTCGGTCTCCATGCAGCGTGGCGACGTCGATTCGATGTCCTTCGGTTTCAGCGTCCCGAAGGGCGGCGACTCCTGGAATGAGGACGGCTCTCGCCGCACCCTGCGCGAGGTCCGTCTGCACGAGGTCTCGGTCGTCACGTTCCCGGCCTACGAAGCCACCACAGCACAGGTACGCGACTACTCGGCGCTAGCCATTCGGGCGCAAGCCGATCAGGACGCGATCGCTGCGGCAATGGAGGCCCTCGTCGACGGCAGTCTCACCTCAGAGCAGGCCGAGCTGCTGCGCTCAGTCGTTGACCAGGCCGCGCCGAAGGCTGAGCCGTCAGTGCCGCTCTCAGTGCTGCAGAAGCAGCTCGACTTGATCGCCAAGTCCCTCTAGTTCTCGGCCAGGAGCCTGGCCGGTAGTTCCCGCGTGCGGAGCCGCAGCGGATTGCCATCACTGCGATCACTCCGAACAAAGGAAAGAAGATGAGTGCATATCTTGCGCGCCAGATCGAGGCGCGTCAGGAGGCTTGGCACGCTGCCAAGTCCCTGCTCGATCGCGCTGCCTCCGAGAGCCGGGACCTGTCCGGCGAGGAGGAGCAGTCCTACCAGCGCATGATGGAGGACATCGACAAGCGCGGCCAGGTCATCGCTGACCTGCAGGCCGCCGAGGCCCGCGAGGCCGACATCGCTGCCAGCGTCATCACGGCCCCAGAGGTGCGCAACAATCGCATCGAGGTCGCCCGCACCGACGCCGACATCGTCCGGTCCCTCGCCGCTGGCGAGATGCGTTCGTACACCTTCGAGCGCCGCGACCTCAACACCAGCGACGACTCCAGCATCGTGCCGCAGTCGTTCTACGACGTCATTCAGGAGAACCTGGTGACCGTCGGCCCGATGGTCGACGGCACTTACGTGACCCTCCTGAACACCGCGTCCGGCGAGGACATCAAGGTGCCGGTCGAGTCGACCCGGCCTGCAGCCACGGCCATCGCCGAGGCGACGCAGATCACCGCGCTCGATCCGACGTTCAGCAGCATCACGCTGAAGAGCCAGAAGGTCGCCGTGCTGACGGTCGTCAGCCGCGAGATCCTCACGGACTCCGGCATCGACCTGGTTGCGTTCCTGGGCCGCTCGCTGGGCACCTCTATCGGCATCAAGGCCAACGGCCTGCTGACAACCGGCACCGGCACCGTCCAGCCGAACGGCATCGTCACTGCTTCAGGCTCGGGCGTGACTGGCGGC